AACATTTAATGAAGAAACAAGTATATTTGCACAAGAAGGAAGTGCTGCTCATGAATTAAGTGAGCATAAACTTAGGAAGTTTCTAAAAATAAAATCCAGAAAACCTAAAAGTGAATTTTACTGTGAAGAGATGGATGAATATACAGATATTTATGTCAACTTTGCAATTGGAATTATAACTAAGGTACGTCAAAGTTGCAAAGATCCAATTGTTCTTATAGAGCAAAGATTAGATTTTTCAAATTATGTGCCAGAAGGATTTGGAACAGGAGACTTAGTTATAGTAACTGATAAAACTGTTCATGTTGTGGATTTAAAGTATGGCAAAGGTGTAGAAGTTACAGCAGAAAAAAATCCACAAATGATGCTATATGCATTAGGGGCACTTAATTTATTTGAAGTGCTTTATGATATTGAAAATATAAGTATGACAATAGTTCAGCCAAGATTAGAATCTATATCTACTTATGAAATTTCAATAGATAAATTAAAGGAATGGGCAGAAAAAGAACTAATGCCTAAAGCTATTCTTGCAATTGAGGGAGAAGGAGAATTTATTCCAGGTGAGCACTGTAGATTTTGTAGAGCAAGAACTATTTGTAGAGCAAGAACTGATAGCTTTTTAGAACTTGCAAAGTTTGAATTTAAATTACCAGATTTGCTTACTAATTCTGAAGTTGAAGATATATTAAGTCTTGCAGACCAATTATCTAAATGGGCATCTGATATTTATGCTTATGCAACGGAAAAAGCAATTAACGAAGGTAAAGAGTGGAATGGATTTAAACTTGTTGAGGGGCGTTCAAATCGTAAATATTCTAATGAAAATGCAGTAATAGAAATATTAACTGATGCAGGATATAAAGACATTTATAAAAACACACTTTTAGGAATAACTGATATGGAAAAATTACTCGGTAGAAAGAAATTTGAAACAATACTTGGAAATCTTATTGAGAAACCAAAAGGAAAGATTACATTAGTTTCAGAGAGTGATAAGAGACAATCAATAAAATTAGATAATACTGCAAAGGCAGAATTTAAGGAGGAATTGTAATTATGAGTACAAACAATGTTAAAAATCCAGGGACTAAGGTTGTAACAGGAGTTGTAAAATTTAGTTATTTTAATGGATGGGAGCCTAAATCAATTAATGGTGGAGATGAAAAATATTCTGTATCATTAATAATTTCAAAGGATGATAAAGAAACTATAGATTCAATTAATAAAGCAGTCGGACAGGCTAAGAAAGATGGTATCTCAAAATTTGGAGGAAAAATACCAGCAAATTTAAAACTTCCACTTAGAGATGGAGATATTGAAAGACCAGATGATGAAGCGTATAAAAATAGTTATTTTATTAATGCAAACAGTAAGGATAAGCCTCAAATTGTAGATAAAGCTGTAAGACCTATATTAGATCAAAGTGAAGTATATTCAGGTTGTTATGGAAGAGCATCAATTACTTTTTATGCATTTAATAGTAATGGAAATAAAGGTATAGCTTGTGGTCTTGGAAATCTTCAAAAAATAAAAGATGGTGAAGCATTAAGTGGTCGTTCAAATGCAAGTGATGATTTTACAACTGAAGAAGATGATGATTTCTTAAGTTAAAAAATTGAAAGGTGGTGGAATAAAAGCCACTACCTTTACCATCTTGGAGGAATTATATGAAGCGAACATTATCATTAGATTTAGAAACTTATTCAGATATAGATTTAGCTAAATGTGGAGTTTATGCATATGTAGATAGTCCTAGTTTTGAAATATTACTTATAGCATATTGTTTTGACGATGATGAAGTGAAAATTGTTGATTTAGCATTAGGTGATGTTATGCCCCAAGAAGTTAAAGAAGCAATATTAAGTGATGATGTTATAAAGACAGCTTTTAATTCTAATTTTGAGAGAACATGCTTAAGCAAATATTTTGATATAAATTTAAAAGCGAATTTATGGTGTTGTACTGCAGTTCAAGCATCTATGTTAGCTCTTCCTTTAAGTTTAGAAAGTGTTGGAGAAGTTCTTGGACTTAATAATAAGAAAATGAAGGAAGGAAAAGATCTTATAAAATATTTTTGCTGTCCTTGTAAATCAACAAAAGCTAATGGTGGAAGAATTAGAAACTTGCCAATACATGATTTAGATAAGTGGAAAATATTCAAAAGTTATTGCATTAGAGATGTTGAAGTTGAAAGTGAAATAAGAAATAAGCTTATAAATTATCCAATCTCTGAAAAAGAAATGGAGTTATATAGATTAGATCAAAGGATAAATGATAGAGGTATTTTAGTTGATAGGGATTTAGTAAAGAGAGCTGTACTTATGGATAATCTTCATAAAGAAATTATTACAAAAAGAGCATATGAACTTACAGGTCTTGAAAATCCGAATTCAGTTACACAACTTAAAGAGTGGTTCAAAAGTAAAGGAACACAGATAGAAAGCTTATCAAAAGCAACAACAGAAGAATTAATAAATTTAAGTGAAGGTGAGACATTAGAAATGTTAAAGCTTAGATTATTAATGTCCAAAACTTCAGTTAAAAAATATGAAGCAATTGAAAGGTCAGTTTGCTCTGATGAGCGAGTACATGGGTTACTACAATTTTATGGTGCAAACCGTAGTGGGCGTTGGGCAGGAAGATTGGTTCAAGTGCAAAACTTGCCACAAAATCATATTAAGGATTTAGATTTAGCAAGAAATCTTGTTAAAGATGGAACTTTAGAAGAAATGGAATTACTTTATGGAAATACACCTAAAGTATTATCTGAACTTATAAGAACAGCATTTATTCCTAAAAAGGGCAGCAGATTTATAGTTGCAGATTTTTCAGCTATTGAAGCTAGAGTTTTAGCATATTTAGCAGGAGAAAAATGGAGATTAGATGTTTTTAAAGCACATGGCAAAATATATGAAGCATCAGCCAGTGCTATGTTTCATGTACCAATAGAACAAATAACAAAAGGGTCTGAACTTAGACAAAAGGGTAAAATATCAGAGTTAGCATTAGGCTATGGGGGAAGTGTTGGAGCATTAATTTCAATGGGAGCTTTAGACATGGGCCTTAAGGAAACGGAACTTAAAGAATTAGTTAGTGCATGGAGAAATGCAAATCCCAATATAACTAAATTCTGGTGGAATATTGATAAAACTGCAATAACTGTAGTTAAAGATAAAACTGAAGCTAGGGTTGGAAAAATAGAATTTAAGTATCACAGTGGAATACTTTTTATAAAACTACCTTCAGGGAGAAATCTATCTTATATTAAACCAAGAATTCAAACTAATAAGTTTGAGAGAGAAGGAGTAACTTATGAGGGCATAGGTGAAAGTAAAAAGTGGGTAAGAATTGAAACGTATGGACCAAAGCTTGTAGAAAATATAGTTCAAGCTGTATCTAGAGATTTACTTGCAGAAGCAATGCTAAGACTTGATAAAGCTGGATATGAAATTGTTATGCATGTTCATGATGAAGTTGTAATTGAAGCACCTTTTAATAAAGGATCACTTAAAGAAGTGTGTGAAATTATGGCTATTACTCCAAGGTGGGCAAAAGGATTATTTTTACGAGCAGATGGGTATGAGTGTAATTATTATAAAAAGGACTAGAGAGGAGAATTAATTATGGTTAGTAACGAAGAATTATTTATATCTGGTGATATAGAAACTTTATATAAAAGAAATAAACGTCTTATGTTTTATATAGCAAATAAGTTTTTGAATTTAAAATTAGAATATGATGAATTTATTGAGTGCGGAGATTTAGCATTTGCTAAAGCCATTAGAATATTTGATCCTAATAAAAGTAAATGGGCGACTTTTTTTAGCAAAATAATGATTAATGAAATACTTATAGTGAATCGCAGAATAGTAAAACAGGTAGAAACAATTTCAATAGAAACTGCCATATGTGAAGAGAGTGAGCAAAATTTACTGACAATTCAAGATGTGATTCCATCTACAGAAGATACTATGAATGAAGTAATAAATATAATTGTAAATGAAGAAATTCTTATGTTAATAAATAAATTAACACCAATAAAACGTGAAATTATAAGGCTATATCTAATTGGAACTAAACAAAAAGACATAGGTGTTGCACTTAATTTAAGTCAATCGTATATTGCAAGGCTTATAAAAAAAATATGTGTAGAACTGAAAACAACTTATGAAAAAGGTGCTTAATATAAATTGCAAGACCAGGGAGAGTGATATTAGTGATAATAAGTGTTGCAAATAGTAGAACTTCGAAGTATTGGAAACCTATAAATATTTCTTGGAAAGAGTTTTTAGATAAAGCTAAAACTACAATAAGAACATCAGAAACAATCGAAGAATACAAAAAGCTTTCAAAGGCAAAGCAAGATTCAATAAAAGATGTTGGTGGATTTGTTGCTGGAAAACTTAAAGATGGCAAGCGTAAAAATGGGCATGTTGAATATAGAACAATGTTAACTCTTGATATGGATTATGCAGAGAGTGAGGTATGGGAGCAAATCAATATGTTTTATGATTTTACTTGCTGTATCTACTCTACACATAAACACAATTCTGAAAAGCCAAGACTTAGATTAATTATACCTTTATATAGAAATGTTAGTGCAGATGAATATTCAGCAGTTGCAAGAATGGTAGCTTCAGATATTGGAATAGAGCAGTTTGATGATACAACATATGAAGCAACAAGATTAATGTATTGGCCATCAACTTGTAGTGATGGAGAATTTCTATTTGAAAATCAAGATGGGATTTTATTAGATCCAGATAAGATACTTTCAAGATATAAAGATTGGCACGATAGCAGCAAATGGCCAGTGTCATCAAGACAAAGAACAATAGTAAAAAATAGTATTTCAAAGCAAGCAGATCCGTTAGAAAAGGAAGGGCTAATAGGATTATTTTGCAGATCATATTCAATTACAGATGCAATAGAAGAATTTCTTTCAGATATATATAAGCCAAGCGTAATTGATGGTAGATATGACTATTTTCCTGCAGATTCAAGTGCAGGAGTACTTATTTATGATGATAAGTTTGCATTTTCACACCATGCTACAGATCCTGCTTGTAATAAATTATGCAATGCATTTGATTTGGTTAGAATTCATAAATTTGGAGAATTAGATGGCAAAGTGGATGAAGACACATTGCCTTCAAAGCTTCCATCTTTTAATGCAATGCAGGATTTATGTATTCATGACGAAAATGTAAAAAGGGTTTTAGTTAAAGAGAGAATAGAACAAGCTAATATAGAGTTTGAGGGGAAAGATATAAACTGGCAAGAAAATCTTTCAATAAATAAAAGTGGACAAATAAAAGATAATTTACAAAACTTGGTTATTATTATGCAAAATGATGAGAAGCTAGGAGGTATAGCTTACAATCAGCATCGTGATGGGATTGATGTTAAAGGTAATTTACCTTGGAAGCAGATAAAAAATGGATGGAATGACTCTGATATGTCAGCTCTTAAAGTGTACTTTGATAGAGCTTATGGTATTTGGTCACCAACAAAGTTAAAGGAAGCATTAATAGCAGTTGCAGCAGAAAGATCTTACCATCCTATAAAGGAATATTTAAATTCACTTCAAGCATGGGATGGGGTAGAACGTTTGGATAATATTTTAATTGATTATTTAGGAGCAGAAAACAATGAATATTCAAAAGCAGTTATAAGAAAAACAATTGTAGCTGCAGTAGCAAGAATTTATGAGCCAGGTACTAAATTCGATAGTGTTTTAATACTTAATGGGCCACAAGGTATAGGCAAAAGCACATTCTTTGAAAGGCTTGGTAATAAGTGGTTTTCAGATAGTTTGACTATAACTGATATGAGAGATAAAGCGGCAGCTGAAAAATTACAGGGATATTGGCTTTTAGAACTTGGTGAACTGGCTGGAATAAAGAAGACAGATGTAGAAACAGTAAAATCATTTGTTTCAAGAACTGATGATAAGTATCGTGCAAGCTATGGTGTTAATGTTGAAAGTCATCCAAGACAGTGTGTAATAGTTGGCAGTACCAATAGTGAAAGTGGTTTTTTAAGAGATATAACAGGAAATCGTAGATTTTGGCCTGTTAGAGTTAGCGGGAATAGTGTAAAAAAACCTTGGGAACTTAAAGATATAGATCAAATTTGGGCTGAAGCAGTGAGTGTTTATAGAAAAGGTGAAGACTTATTCTTAAATGGAAATGAAGCACAAATAGCTATTTCAGAGCAGGCAAATGCTATGGAAAGCGATGATCGCGAAGGACTAGTACGTGAATATCTTGAAAAACTGTTACCAGATAATTGGAATTCTATGGATTTATATGAACGTAGAAACTTTTTAAGTGGTGGAGATTTTGATAAAGCTTCATCTGGTACTGTAAAGCGCAATCTTGTTTGTCCTATGGAAATTTGGTGTGAGTGTTTTGGCAAAGATTCTGCTAATCTTAAGAAATCAGATTCTTATGAGATAACTGCAATGATAGCTAGAATTGAAAATTGGAAGCCATATGATGGAACAAAAAGTGGAACAACAAGATTCCAAATATATAATAAGCAAAGAGCATTTATGAGAGTGAAATAAGAAATTTACAATTAAAGCTTGTTCCTAATTTAGTAGGAACAAAGGGAACGAGCCGTTAGGTTGTACCAAGGTATTGTTCCAGTAAAGAAGTTAGGTATTAAGCCAGTTTTGGAGATATTGTGGAACAAGGTACAAGAGTGTCTATAGAGATAAATAATAATAAATAAGTAGTATATACCGTGTAATATGTGATTTGGGCGCGATAGAGTTTTTAGTACCTTTGTTCCACTTCTTGTTCCAATCATAAAGAAAGGAGTAGAAGATGCTTGAAAGTGAAATAGAAAAAACACTGATTATTGAAGCTAAGAAACATGGAGGGGTGGCACTAAAGTTTGTATCACCTGGGATGATAGGTGTTCCAGATAGAATTGTTTTAATGAATAATGGGAAGATGGCATTTATAGAACTTAAAGCTCCAGGAAAAAAAATAAGGCCAATTCAAGAAAAAAGAAAATCACAAATAGAATCACTAGGCTTTAAAGTTTATTGCATAGATAGTAAAGAACAGATTGGAGCTGTGATAGATGAAATTGAAAAGAAATGATATGCATAAATATCAAAACTATTGTGTTCAAAAAATTATAGAAAATAATATATTTGCATTATTATTAGACATGGGATTAGGCAAGAGCATCATAACTCTTACAGCAATAGTGGAACTAATGCATAATTACTTTGAAGTTTCTAAAGTTCTTATAATTGCACCACTTAGAGTTGCTAGAGATACATGGAGTAATGAATGTGAAAAGTGGGAGCATTTAAAAGATCTTAAAATTTCAAAGATTCTTGGTAGTGAAATAGAGCGAAAATTAGCATTAAATAAAAAAGCTGATATTTATATTATTAATCGTGAAAATTTAGATTGGCTTTGTGAAAATTATAAATTTGATTTTGATATGGTAGTGATTGATGAACTTAGTTCTTTTAAATGCCATAAGTCAAAGCGGTTTAAAGCACTTAGAAAAGTAAGACCAAAGATTAAAAGAATAGTTGGTCTTACAGGAACTCCTGCACCCAATAGTCTTATGGATTTATGGAGTCAAATAAATTTGCTTGATATGGGAGAGAGACTTGGAAGATTTATTGGGGGATATAGAGATAGATATTTCATGCCAGATAAAAGAAATGCACAGATAGTATATTCTTATAAACTTAGAGATAAGGCAGAAGATGCTATATATGATAAAATATCAGACATTTGTATAAGTATGAAAGCTTGTGATTATTTAAATATGCCAAAGCGTATTTTTAATAAGGTTGAAGTCCAAATGGATGAAAAAGAAGAAAAACTTTATAAAAAATTAGAGACAGAGATGTTACTTTCTTTTGTTGAAGGAGATATAGATGCAGTAAATGCAGCAGCTCTTTCAAATAAGTTACTTCAAATGGCCAATGGAGCTGTCTATGATGAAAATGGAAAAGTTAAAGTAATACATGATAAAAAATTAGATGTTTTAGAAGATTTAATTGAAGGAGCAAATGAAAAACCTATACTTGTGTTTTATGGATATAAGCATGATAAAGAAAGAATAATTAAAAGGTTTAAAGCTGGAGAAATAAACACTTCGGAAGATATAAATTTATGGAATAGTGGAAAAATGAAAATTGCAATAGCTCATCCAGCTTCAGCAGGTCATGGACTTAATCTTCAATCAGGTGGATCTATAGTAATATGGTTTGGATTAACTTGGAGTTTGGAACTTTATGAACAAGCTAATGCAAGACTTTATAGACAAGGTCAAAAAGAAACAGTTGTTATTCACCATATTATTTGCAGCGGAACTATAGATGAGCAGGTTATAAAGGTAATTAAGAAAAAGCAAATAGGACAAAATGAATTGATAAATGCTGTTAAAGTGAGGATTGGGAGGAATTAATAATGAAAATTTATAGAAATAGTATTATAATGGTCAGCTTTGGAGAAAATCAGGGTTCAGTTCAAAAAGGAATAAGACCAGCAATTGTAATTCAAAATGATTTAGGAAATAAACATTCAACTACAACAATAGTAGTACCTATAACAGGAAGGATAAAGAAGCCACTTCCAACACATCATGAGTTGTCATCTAAAGATTATTATTGTTTAAAATGTGATAGCACAATTTTAGGAGAGCAAGTTTTAACAATATCAAAAGATCAAATTTTAGATATTATAGGTCATCTTAGAGAAGATGATGAAGCAAAATTAAATGAAGTATTAGCAGTAAGTATGAACATAAAAAAGCTTAGTTAGGAGGAAGACAATATGAATTTAGATAATAACTGTGTGTATTGTAATAAATATAGGAATTGTACAATATTAACTGTTAAAAAGTGCATTGGAAAGAAGTGTACTTTTTCTAAAAATAAAGAACAAAGAAACCATTCTATTAAAACAGCAAATGAGAGATTATGCAGTTTAAGTTCTGAACTACAAAATCATATAGCAGAGCAGTATTATGATGGTAAAATGCCATGGTCAAAAGGAGGGAAGAATGATGACTAATAAAGAATATTTAGCACAAGCTTATAGAATAGATCAAAGAATCAATAGTAAGCTAGAACAAATAGTTTCCTTAAGGGAATTAGCAACTAAAGCAACTTCAACATTGAGTGATACTCCAGGAAATGCAAGCCGAAACGTACATTCTATGGAAAGTACTATTGCAAAAATGATTGATTTGGAAAGTGAAATTAATGAAGATATAGATACTCTTGTAGATTTGAAAAGAGAATTTGTTTCAATTATAAAAAAAATAAATAGTACTGAATACCAAACTTTATTAGAACTTAGATACCTTTGTTTTAAAACATGGGAGCAGATTGCAGTAGATATGGGATATGATTTGAGATATATTCATAAACTTCATAATAGAGCACTAGAGAATTGTGAAATTGATTTTAAAGAGGACACTAAAGGACATTGAAAGACACTATGAAACTATAGTATTGTTATAATAGAGAAACAGAAAATATCAAGGAGTCATTGCGGAGAAAACTGTGGTGGCTTTTTTAATACAATGGAGTTGAGTTATATGCCAAAGAAACCATTAAAACCATGTAAGCATTCAGGTTGCCCTAAACTTACTGAAGAAAAATATTGTGATGAACATAAAGTACTTCATGTAAGTGATAGAGCAAATTCAAGTAGGCGTGGTTACGATAGTAGATGGAGAGTAGCAAGAAACAGATTTTTAAAAGTTAATCCTTATTGTGTTAAATGTAATGCACAAGGTAAACTTATTAAAGCTACTGTTGTTGATCATATTAATCCACATCGAGGTGATAAGAATTTGTTTTGGGATGAGAGTAATTGGCAGGCCTTATGCAAGAGATGCCACGATAGTAAAACTATGACTAAGGATAGGTATAAAGAATATAGGTATTAAATTTTAAGGCTGATTCTAAAATATTTCTAAAATTAATCTAAAATGTATTTACAAATTATAGGCACTGGTGTATATTATATATATAATAAAAAGGAGTGGTTTATATGAGTAATTATACACTTGTGAATTTAGGAAAAAGACAGATTAGTGAGTTAGATTTTAACTCGCCTATAATCTATAAGTCAGAAAGTTTAATATCGTCAATGTCTTATTCAGGTACTGCTATTAAGATAAATGATAGTAATGCATTCACTGAGGAGTTTAAGAGCAAGCTTACCAAAATAAAGGGTTTTGTATCTTTAGGAACAACAGGTGGAGAATTTCGAAATGCACATATATATTCTAATAATGCAATATGTCTTGATGGAAGAGAAAGGATTTGTTATATTCAACAAGATAAAGATAACAATCAACTTATAGTTAGTGAATACAGCGGAAATAGGGGCGCAAAATATTCTGCCTTATATCTAATTCTAAGACAAGAACTTTCTAATAGTGGATTTGTAGGCAGTGATAGTAATTTCATAATTGATTCTGATAGACTTTTGGAATTTGTAGAAATAGTTAATAAAGTAATTGATAATAGGAAACAAGGTAAATATGAATTAATTGCAATAAACCAGACAGAGTCTATTGTAATTGATAAGAATAAATATTATTATTTTAAGGCTTACTGGCAAGTTAAAGAAGAAGTAAGCCATGAAGAAGGATTTGACATTGCTATTAGAATGCTAGCTTCTAACGTTAACGAGTGTGGTGATAAGGAGATACTTTTAGATTTGAGAAATAAATTAGATGTCCTTATGAGTGTTGTTAGAAGTAAGATTGATAATATTGAAGCTATAGAGAAGTTAACAACTTAATTTAATTATATTATTAGGGAAGGGGTCATAAAATCTCTAAAGATGGACAAGACAATGACCGCCGCCCCCTCTCGTGTGAATTTTCGCAGAATTTCATAAGGGGGGTACTAAGAAATCGCATAATAAAAAGTTGTAATTAAGTAACTGTGAAGGATAGCAGTTACTTTTTTTGTGCGCAAAAGTTTAGAAGAAAGGAGTAGCAGTGGTGAATGAATATCAAAAAGAAAAAATAAAAGAACTTAGGCTTAAGGGGATGGGGTATAAAGGAATTGCAAAAGTATTGGGATTATCTAGAGATAGTGTAAGAGGCTTTTGTAGAAGAAATAATTTAGTTGGAAACAAAGCTGTTGTTGCTCTAAACATGGAAGTGAAACTTCAAAAAAATGAAATATGTAATTATTGTAAGAAAACTATAAAACAAAAAAACAAAGGTAGGACATGTAAATTTTGTAGTAGTGAATGCAGATATAAATGGTGGAATGAAAATGCTGACAAAAGAAATAAAAGCGAGAAAGCAATTTATAAATACACTTGTATTTATTGCAGCAAAAAGTTTATTGCTTATGGGAATAAAAGCAGAAAATACTGTAGTCATGATTGCTACATAAAGGATAGATTTTGGAGGGAAGAGGATGGAGTTTAAAAAGCTAAAAATAGATTTATTAATACCAGCAGAATACAATCCAAGAAAAAAGTTAAAACCAGGTGATGCTGAATTTGAAAAGATAAAAAATAGTATCAATGAATTTGGATATGTTGATCCTGTAATAGTGAATAAGGATTTAACAGTAATTGGAGGACATCAAAGAATATCTGTTTTAAAAGCTCTAGGTTTTGCAGAAATAGATTGTGTAATTATTGATGTTGATAAAACGAAAGAAAAGGCTTTGAATATAGCTCTTAATAAAATTACTGGTGAATGGAATAAAGAACTACTTGCTGATTTGATTAAGGATCTTCAAGATTTAGATTATAATACATCATTCACAGGATTTGATCCACCAGAAATTGATGCATTATTTAATGAGCTGCATCCTAAAGGTGTGAAGGAAGATAACTTTGATGAAGCACCACCAGAAAATCCAATATCACAACAGGGTGATATTTGGATACTTGGAAGGCATAGATTAATTTGTGGTGATAGCACAAAGCTTGAAATTTATGAAAAATTAATGGAAGGAAAGAAAGCAAATCTTGTAGTAACAGATCCACCATACAATGTTGATTATGAAGGTACAGCAGGAACTATACAAAATGATAATATGGATGATAAAAAATTTCATGAGTTTTTATTATCAGCTTATAAAGGAATGTATGAAAGTCTTGCAGATGGTGGTTCTATTTATGTATTTCATGCTGATAAAGAAACTGTTAATTTTAGAGTTGCATTTAAAGAAGCGGGTTTCTTTTGTCATCAAACATGCATATGGATAAAGAATTCTCCTGTACTTGGAAGATGTGATTATCAGTATAATCATGAACCTATACTTGTAGGATGGAAGCCTACAGCAGGCCATAAATTTTATGCTGATAGAAAACAAAGAACAACTTGGAATTTTGATAAGCCTACAAAATCTAAATACCACCCGACAATGAAACCAATAGCATTAGTTGCATATCCAATTGCAAATTCAAGTCTAACTAATTCTATTGTACTTGATCCTTTTGGAGGAAGTGGTTCAACTCTTATTGCATGTGAGCAAACAGATAGAATTTGCTATACGATTGAACTAGATGAAAAGTATGCAGATGTTATTGTTAATAGATATATAGAACAAGTTGGTGATGATTATAAAGTCACGCTTATTAGAGGTGAAAAGATGTATACCTTTGAGGAAGCAAAACTAACATTGAAAGAATAAAATATTTATGTATTTTTTCAATAAATTACTTGATATATAGTGTGTTTAGAGTGATATATAGTATAAACAAAAAAGAAAGGAAGTACAGCAATTATGAAAAAACACACACTTATAGAAATACTAAATATGGAGCAAGGAAAAATTTTAGTAGAGCAAATAGAGGAATATGAGGATGAAATTAGAGACAGGGAAATTGAAATGGATTATGAAGGAAATTTTTTTGTAAGATGTAGAAATAGATTAATAGAGGAATTGAAAAATCAATTTGGTTATGATTGGGCTTAATTAAAAGTAAATACAAGGCTTTTAATTAAGCCTTGTGTCTTTTGAAAATAGCTTGCTATTGTGTGTTTTTAGAGTGATGTATGTAATAGAAAAAACGAAAAAACACAGGAGGTAAAGTTAATGAAAAACCAAACAATAGGTGTAGAAATTGAAATTACAGGAATAACAAAAGCAAAAGCAGCAGAGGTTACAGCAAGTTTTTTAGAAGGAAGGATTACAAGAGAATACGATGGATATGACACTTACAGAATAATAGCACCAGATCAAAGAGTCTGGAAGATCATGAATGATGCAAGTATAAAGACGATGAAAAATATAAATGGAAAACTTAAAACAATAACAAGCAGAGATTACAGCATTGAGCTAGTAACACCAATTTTAAATTATGAAGATATTGAAACTTTACAAGAATTAATAAGAAGACTTAGAAAAGCAGGAGCTGTAAGTGATAGCGAGTTTCAATGTGGCATACACGTTCATATAGGAGCAAAGAACCATACACCAAACACTTTGAAAAACTTGGTTAATCTAATGGCAGCAAAGGAAGATTTGATTTATAAAAGCTTAGAAATAGATCCCAAAAGGGTAAGGTGGTGCAAAAAAGTAAATGAGAATTTAATAGAAACAATAAATAAGAAGAAGCCCAAAACATTAGAGCAGCTTGAAGATATTTGGTATAGCGGTTATGGAGTTGAAAATAGAGATAGGCATTACCATACAAGCAGATATCATGGACTTAATTTACATAGCACATTCACAAAAGGAACTATTGAATTTAGACTTTTTAATGGAACATTACACGCAGGAAAAATAAGAAGCTATATAGTTTTATGTCTGGCAATAAGCCACCAAGCATTAAATCAAAAGAGTGCAAGCCCAAGAAGAACTTATACCGATAATGAGAAGTATACTTTTAGATGTTGGCTTTTAAGACTAGGGCTTATAGGGGATGAATTTAAAAATTGTAGAATGCATCTTATGAAATCATTAGATGGAAACTCAGCATGGAGAAATCCCAGTGTAGCTTAAAAATATCCACAAGAGATAAAAGTCTCTTGTGGAAAACTTTAGAAAAAGTAAGGAGTTGTGAATTATTTTATGAAAGAAAAAATATATTGTGCTTATGGGTCAAATATGAATCTAGAACAAATGAGTCATCGATGCCCAAATGCAAAAGTTATAGGAAAAGGAAAACTTGAAAACTACAAGTTAACATTTAGAGGAGTTTATAAAGGTGTTGCCAATATAGAAGATTGTAAAGATGCAAGTGTACCAATTGTTTTATGGAATATAACTGATGAATGTGAAAATGCACTTGATGTTTATGAGGGATATCCGAGTTTGTATATTAAAAGAGAAGTTGAAGTTATAGTAGATGAACAATCGATAAAAGCTATGGCTTATATAATGGCGGATAGATATAAAGATATTGCTGCAATACCAACAGAATATTATTTTAATGTTATAGTAAAAGGATATGAAGATAATCAAATTGATTTAGAACCTTTGCAAATAGCTCATTCGGAGTGTTTGCTTAAATAAGAAACTGGAAAAATTAAGAATAAATCTTTAAGTCAATTGTAACTAGAAAGTTATATGAAGAAAATGAAAAGAAATAAAAAAACTCTTAATAAAGAGTATAATAAAAAATATGAATTATAATTGGATGAATATATAAAAGTTTCTTGAAGAAAGGAAGGATGATAATGTTTGACAAACCTAAAGTGGGATGGGTTAAAATAATGATTGATGAATTTCAAGTAACTGGGAGTTATCTTACTGATATTCCATGTGATGCACTACGAGCTTGCATATATAGTATTGAGAATAATGCGCCATTTACTTTGTATATTGATGAAGAAGGAATAACTGATTTTATAGTTTCATATTATAATTCAACATATATTATTCGAGAAAATGATGAAATAGAAAACTATTCATGTGATAAAGATTTTAGAGATTTAATAAAAGAAATCGTAGAAGATATAGATAGAGATTTTTCCGAATGGATTGTTGAATTTACTTACTTAGATAAGAATGAGCAAAAATACAAAGAATGGATAAAACAATTAGAGGAATTACTTAATAGTGCAAAGGAAGTAATAAATAATATATAAAAATTATAGTAATAAAGAAATAATAAAAATGAAAAGGGGCTTTAAGTTAAGCCTTTTTTTCTATGCAAAAAAGGAGGTGAGACCTATGGCACAGAGAGGAAGAAAACCAAAACCTACAGCATTAAAGGTATTGGAAGGAAATCCAGGAAAGAGACAGCTTAATGTAGTTGAACCTAAGCCTAGAAATAAAGCGCCTAAATGCCCAGCGTGGCTTGATGCAGAGGCAAAAAAGGAATGGAGGCGTCTGGCTAAACAACTTGAGGAACTTGGAGTTTTAACACAAGTTGATATGGCTGCATTTGCTGGATATTGTGAAGCATATTCAAGATGGAAAGAAGCAGAAGAATTTATATCAAAGCATGGAACAATAGTAAAAACACCTAGTGGTTATTGGCAACAGGTGCCACAGGTTTCAATTGCTCAAACTTACTTAAAGATAATGATTAAATTTTGTGAACAGTTTGGGCTTACACCATCTTCAAGAAGTAGAATTGTTCCTGATAAGAATGCAGATGAAGGGGAAGATCCTATGGAAATGATGCTTAGGGGGTAGGTTTAAATATGTTTGATGAAGTGAAGGCAAATAGAGCAGTAAGCTTTATTAATTGTTTAAAACACACTAAGGGCCAGTGGAGAGGAGTTCCTTTTGATTTATTACCATGGCAAGATAAAATAATTAAAGATATATATGGAACAGTTAAAGAAAATGGTTATAGGCAATACAATACTGCATATGTTGAAATACCAAAGAAAAATGGAAAGTCAGAGCTTGCAGCAGCTATAGCACTTCTTATGACTTGTGGAGATAATGAATGGGGAGCTGAAGTTTATGGATGTGCATCAGATAGACAGCAAGCTTCAATAGTTTTTGATGTTGCTGTAGAAATGGTTGAGCAATGTCCAGCTTTGAAAAAAAGAATTAAACCTGTAATGTCAATGAAAAGATTAGTATATAAACCTACTAATAGTTTTTATCAAGTATTATCTGCTGAAGCTTATACAAAACATGGACTTAATGTTCATGCAGTTGTTTTTGATGAACTTCATGCACAGCCAAACAGAGATCTATTTGATGTTATGACCAAAGGTTCAGGAGATGCAAGGTTACAGCCATTATTCTTTTTAATAACTACAGCAGGTACAGATAGAAACTCAATATGCTTTGAACAACATCAAAAGGCTTTGGATATTATTGAAGGTAGAAAAATAGATCCAACTTTTTATCCAGTTATTTATGGAATAAATGATGATGATGATTGGAGTTTAGAAGAAAATTGGTATAAAGCTAATCCATCTCTTGGAGACACAATAGATATTGAAAAAGTTAGAAATGCTTATAATAGTGCAAAAGAAAATCCAGCAGAAGAAAATATATTTAGGCAACTTAGATTAAACCAATGGGTAAAACAATCAACTAGATGGATGCCAATGCATATATGGGATGAATGTAATTTTAATATAGATATAGATTCTTTAAGAGGCAGAGAATGTTATGGAGGACTTGATCTTTCAAGTACAACAGATATTACTGCTTTTGTTTTGGTTTTTCCACCACGAAATTCAGAAGAAAAGTATATTGTTTTACCTTACTTTTGGATACCAGAAGATAATTTAAAACTTAGAGTAAGAAGGGATCATGTTCCGTATGATGCTTGGGAGAAGCAAGGATTTATAAAAACAACTGAAGGGAATGTTGTCCACTATGGATTTATTGAAACTTTTATTGAAAAGTTAGGAACTAAATATAATATAAAAGAAATAGCTTTTGATAGATGGGGAGCAGTACAAATGGTACAAAATCTTGATGGTATGGGTTTTACAGTAGTAGCGTTTGGCCAGGGATATAAAGATATGTCACCACCTTCAAAGGAATTAATGAAGATAACTCTCGAAAAGAAAATAGCGCATGGAGGAAATCCAGTGCTTAGGTGGATGATGGATAATATTTATGTTAAAACAGATCCAGCTGGTAACATTAAACCTGATAAAGAGAAAAGTACAGAGAAGATTGATGGTGCAGTCGCTTTAATAATGGCTTTGGATAGAGCAATAAGAAATCAAGGAGGTTGTGGAAGTGTTTATAATGAAAGAGGACTACTTATATTATAGGTGTACAGTGTAATGTGAAATATTTATAACATTTTACTTGTAAAAATTAACAATGAGTTATATAATTATAACAAAAGTTATAAATATATAACAGGGAGTGATAATATGAATAAAATGATGAGCTTAAGGATCAAACAATTATTATTAAATGGAGTTATTGGTGTAGTGTGGATTGTATCTGGCATAATGCAACTTATAAAAGTAAATAGAACTGTGGAATTAATATTATCTGTTGTTTTTTTGATTAGTTTATGTATTACTTTTATTCCGTATTTTGTAAAGACTGAAAGTGAAGATGAATTATCACAGCATAATATGGAAAAGGCAAGATCTATTGTATTGGAAATTCTAATTTTAGGTATGACAACGTGTATATTAATATCTACAATTAGTAATAATACATTAATTGATTTTAAAGCAGTGATGCTATTATTGGCTGGTGTAGCTTATCTTTTAAAGTATATATTATTTATATATTATGAAAAGGTTGGTGATTGAGTATGGCAATACTAAGGACAAAAATTCATGAGCTGCGTAGGCAGTTGAATATGAAACAAGATGAATTAGCAAAATTGGTAGGAGTAAGAAGAGAAACAATCGTTCATTTAGAAAATGAACGATATAACCCATCTTTGAAATTAGCTATGGATATTGCAAAAGTATTTGGTAAATCAGTTGAAGAGGTATTTGAATTTGTAGATGAGGATGAAGAATAAAAAATATATGATATTGTAAAAAGCATCTTTTTTTAAAGGTGTTTTTTATATACATTTTTTGGAGGTAAGCATAATTGAAAATACCAATAATATCAAAACTATTGGAACCAAGAGCAGGTCCTAAAAATAGTTTATTGGCGAACACATATAGTTTCTTCTTTGGCAGTACAACAAGTGGAAAAACAGTAAATGAAAAAACAGCAATGCAAACTACCGCAGTTTATGCTTGTGTTAGAATACTTGCAGAAACTATAGCTTCACTTCCAGTACACACTTATAAACACACTGAGAATGGTAAAGAAAAAGCTATAGAGCATCCAATATATAATCTTCTTGCTGATGAACCAAATTCAGAGATGACTTCATTTGTGTTTAGAGAAACACTTATGAGTCATCTTTTATTATGGGGAAATGCATATGCACAGATTATTAGAGACGGAAGAGGAAATGTTATAGGTTTATATCCATTATTACCAAATAAAATGACTGTTAATAGGTCAAGTAATGGAGAAATATATTATATCTATTCAAGATATTCAGATGAAAATCCTAATATAGAAAGTTATGGTGATGTGTATTTACAAAGTCATGACGTACTTCACATTCCAGGGTTAGGGTTTGATGGTTTAGTTGGATATTCACCAATAGCAATGGCTAAAAATGCAGTTGGTATGTCTATTGCTTGTGAAGAATATGGTGCTAGTTTTTTTGCTAATGGAGCGAATCCAGGTGGTGTATTAGAACATCCAGGAGTAGTTAAAGATCCTGCAAGAGTTAGAGAAAGTTGGAATTCAGTATATCAAGGTACAGGAAATGCACATAAAGTTGCAGTTCTTGAAGAAGGAATGAAATTTCAAAGTATAGGAATACCCCCAGAACAGGCACAGTTTTTAGAGACGAGAAAATTTCAGATTAATGAAATTGCTCGTCTTTTTCGTATACCTCCACATATGGTTGGAGATTTAGAAAAATCAAGTTTTTCTAATATAGAGCAGCAAAGTCTTGAATTTGTTAAATATACTTTAGATCCTTGGGTAATTAGGTGGGAGCAAGCCATGAAAAAAGCCTTATTATTACCAAGTGAAAAGAAAGATTATTTTATAAAGTTTAATGTAGATGGATTACTCAGAGGTGATTATCAAAGTAGGATGAATGGTTATGCTACAGGAAGACAAAATGGATGGCTATCTAGTAATGATATTAGAGAACTTGAAAATCTTAATAGAATCCCAGAAGAGCTTGGAGGTGATTTGTATTTAGTGAATGGAAATATGACTAAACTTCAAGAGGCAGGAGCATTTGTAAATAAAAACAATGTTAGATTGGAGAAAAATGATGAGTAAAAAGTTTTGGAATTGGGTGAAGAATGAGGGAAGCAGAACACTTTATTTTGATGGATATATTGCTCAAGATAGCTGGTTTGATGATGAAATAACACCTAAACAATTTAAATCAGAATTAACAGCTTCAGATGGAGATATAACAGTATGGATTAATTCACCAGGAGGCGATGTTTTTGCAGCAAGTCAAATTTATAATATGTTAAAAGAATATAATGGAAAGGTAACAGTAAAAATTGATGGAATTGCAGCAAGTGCAGCTTCAGTTGTTGCTATGGCAGGTTCAGAAATAATAATGTCACCAGTAGCGATGATGATGATTCATAATCCAGCTACAGTTATATTTGGTGAAGCATCTGATTTTCAAAGTGGAATTGATATGTTGTCAGAAGTTAAGGAAAGCATAGTAAATGCATATGAAAAAAAGACAAGACTTGCTAGAAATAAAATATCAAAAATGATGGATGCAGAAACATGGTTTAGTGCTAATAAAGCAGTTGAATTAGGATTTGCAGATAAAGTTTTATATGAAGAAAATATTCAGGATACTAATGAAGGATTTATATTTGATAAAGTTACAGTAACTAATGCATTAATGAGAAAAATACCAAATGCAGCACATGATAAAGCTGAAAAAGAAATACCATATGAACAATTATTACAAAGATTAAATCTTATAAAATAATAAATGGAGGAATGTAAATGAGTAAAATATTAGAACTTAGAGAAAAAAGAGCAAAGTTATGGGACAGTACAAAATCATTTTTAGATAGTAGGAGAAATGAAAGAGGATTATTATCCGGAGAAGATACAGCGACTTATGAAAAGATGGAAGGTGAAGTTGTAGATCTAGGAAAAGAAATTGAGAGACTTGAACACCAAGCAGTAATAGATTTAGAACTTTCAAAGCCAATATCAACACCTATAACTAATATTCCAAATGCAAATTTAGGAGAAGAAAAAACAGGCAGATCAACAAATGAGTATAAAAAAGCTTTCTGGAATTCAATGAGAAATAAAAATCATATGAATTTACAAAATGCATTACAAGTTGGAACAGATAGTGAAGGAGGATATTTAGCACCAGACGAATTTGAAAAAACATTAATTGAAAGTTTGTTAGAACAAAATATATTTAGACAGCTTGCAAATGTGGTTACTACATCTTCAGGAGATAAGAAAATACCAGTTGTTGCAACTAAAGGTACTGCATCTTGGGTAGATGAAGAAGGAGCAATTCCTGAAAGTGATGATTCATTTGGTCAAGTTTCAATAGGAGCATATAAGTTAGCTACTATGATTAAGGTTTCAGAAGAATTGCTTAATGATAGTGTTTTTAATTTAGAAAGCTATATTGCTAAAGAATTTGCAAGAAGAATTGGAGCTAAGGAAGAAGAAGCTTTCTTTATTGGCGATGGTACTGGAAAGCCAACAGGAATATTTAATGAAATTGGTGGAGGTTTAGTTGGAGTAACAGCAGCAAGTGCAACAGCTATTACTTTAGATGAGATTATGGATTTATTTTATTCTCTTAGTTCACCATATAGAAAAAATGCAGTTTTTACAATGAATGATGCAACTGTAAAAGCAATAAGAAAACTTAAAGATGGAAATGGACAATATATTTGGCAGCCATCATTAATGGCAGGTACACCAGACACTATATTAAATAGGCCAGTAAAAACTTCATCATATGTACCTACTTTAGGAGCAGGAAATAAAGCAATAGCTTTTGGTGATTTCAGTTATTATTGGGTTGCAGATAGACAAGGAAGATCATTTCAAAGGTTAAACGAATTATATGCAGCAACAGGACAAATTGGCTTTAAAGCAACTCAAAGAGTTGATGGTAAGTTAGTATTAGGTGAAGCGGTAAAAGTATTACAGATGAAATTAGCATAAAGTTGAGAGGTGAGTGTATGATTATTTCGCTTGAAGAAGCAAAGTTATTTTTAAGAGTTGATAGTGGTGAAGAAGATACACTCATCACTAAGTTTATAATAGTAGCAGAAGATATATGCCAAGGAATTATTAGATATGAATTAACTGAATTTGAAAATATACCAGAATGTATAAAGCAATCTATTTTATATGCAGTTGTTAATATGTATGAGCAAAGAGAAAACTTTGATGTGAAAAATGTTATTGAAACTATGACAAGACTTCTATTTTCTTATAGAAAAGATAGCTGGTGATAATATTATGATTGGAGATTTAAAACATAGAATAACATTTCAAGTATTAATAATAGAAAATAATAAAAATGGATTCGAAGAAGAAGTATGGAAAGATTATAAAACAGTATGGGCTAAAGTTTCAAATTTAAGTGGAAGGGAATTTTATCAAGCGGCAACAGTTCATGCAGAAAAAACAGTAAAGTTTATGATTAGATATGTTAATGATATAGATGAATCTATGAGAATTTTATTTAATCAAACTTTATATGATATAACAGCAATTGATAATGTGAAATATGAAAACAAATATATTGAAATAAAAGCATTGGAGGTAGAAGATAGTGGCTGATATTGAACTTGAAGGTGTTGATGAAATATTAAACAAGCTTCAGCAAATTGGGAATAATATAAGCAGATTAGAAAATAAAGCTCTAAAAAATGCAGCACAGCCAGTTTTAGATGATGCGAAATCAAGTAATGCTTTTAATGATAGAAGTGGTAATCTTAGAAAAAATCTTAAAATAAGTAGTATTAAAAGTAAGGAAGGTATGAAGTATGTTCTTGTCGGAATAGATAAAAGTGATAATTCAAAAATATATTATGGTAAGTTTTTAGAATTTGGAACTTCTAAAATGTCAGCAAGACCTTTTATGCAGCCAGCTTATGAGAAAAATAAGGACAATATACAGAAAAATATAGCTGAAACTTTGAAGGAGGGTTTGAAGTGATAAATAATTTAATTATTAATACATTAAAGCCTTTAAAAATTCCAGTTTCATTTCAAAAATATAGTGGTAAAGAAAACACATATATAACCTTTTTTAATTATTTAGAGCAAGGTGAACAATATGCTGATAATGAAGAAAAGGTAACAGGATACTATATCCAAGTAGATTTATGGAGTAAAAAAGATTATACACAAATAGTAAAGGATATAGAAGATAAGATGAAAGCCGCAGGATTTATAAGAAGTTCTGCGGCTGATTTATTTGAAGAAGATACTAAAATTTATCATAAAGCAATGCGATTTAATATGAATATTGAGGGGGAGGAATTAGTATATGTCAGGAGTTGTTAATAGTGCTCCAGTAGGAGTAGAAAATTTAGTATATGCAATATTAAATGATGAAACCACACCGGATTATGAAACACCAACATTTATTTCACCAGCTATAAATGTAAAAATCAATCCAAAGAGTAATTCAGATACTTTATATGCTGATAATAGAGCTGTAGAAACAGTATCAAGTTTAGGAGAAGTTGAAGTAGAAATAGAAACTCAGGATTTGCCGTTAGAGATTCAATCAGCACTTTTAGGACATAATTTAGATGCAGAAACCAAAGTAATGTGTTATGAAGCCAATGATATATCGCCTTATGTAGCACTTGGATTTAAAGTAAAGAAAGCAAATGGTAAATACAGATATGCATGGCTTCTTAAAGGAAAATTTAGTGAGCCAGAAGAAGAACATTCAACTCAGGAAGATAAAACAAAATTCCAAACACCAAAACTTAAAGGAACCTTTTTAACAAGAGTAGATGGAAGGTGGAAATATACTGCTGATGAAGATAGTGGTTTTAAAGGTGGATCTACTTGGTTTACCAAAGTATATGAAAAAGCAGTAGTTCAAGAAAGTCAGGAGGGGTAATTTAATGGATATAGTTTTAAATTATAAAACTTATGTAATGCCAAAAGTAAAAACAAGAATGCTTAGAAAAGCAGTTGAAGTAAATGAGAAAATAGATTTCAACAATTTAAAGACACAAGATCTAGATGAATTAATTGATTTCGTTGTTAGTTTATATGGTGATCAGTTTACTAGGGATGAATTCTATGATGAACTTGATGCAGACCAACTTATTGAAACTTTAAATAATAGTATAAATGGAATAGTTGGAACAATGAGTGATAAATTAAATGAGTTCCCAAACAATTAAGCGGAGAAGCAGAAGAAAAGCTATCTCCGCTTAACTTTATTAAAGAAATTTATTCAAATCTTTTAGAACAAGGATGGACATTAAATGATGTTGATGAAATGGATATATTCTTCTATTTTGATATTTTAATTTACAGATCAATAAAAGAATATAAGAAAAATTTAGAGACAGTTTTAAATATACTATAAAAGGTGGTGAGAGAGTATGGCAGAAGAATTGGGAAGTTTAGCAGTCAAAATAGGACTTGATTCAAGTGGATTTCAAAATGGAATAAGCAGTATAAATAGAAATTTAAGAGTTTTAGATAGTGAATTTAAAGCCAATACTTCAGCACTTGGAGAAAATGCAAAAGGGCTTGATTGGTTAAGGTTAAAGTCAGAAAGTCTTGCAAAACAAATGGAACTTCAAAAGCAAAAAGTAAGCTCATTAGAGCAAGCATACACTAAAAGTGTACAAGTAAAAGGTAAAGATAGCGAAGCAACTCAGGCACTTGAAATAAAGCTAAATAAAGCAAAGCAAACTCTCTCACAAATGGAAACTGAACTTTCAAAAACTAATAAAGAAATAGATACTCAAAGTAATAAATGGAATTTATTAAGCAAAAACCTTGAAGGTGTAGGAAATAAAATGAAAACTGTTGGAGAGGGTTTATCAGGTGTAGGTAATAAGCTCTCAATAGGAGTAACAGCACCATTAGTTGCTGCAGGTACAGCAAGTGTAAAATTAGCATCAGATATGAATGAAAGTTTAAATAAAGTTGAAGTCGCATTTGGTAATGTAAACAATAAAGTGAAGGATTGGTCTAGTACAACACTTAAGAGTTATGGAATTGCCAAAGGAACAGCACTTGATATGGCAGCTCTTTATGGAGACATGGCAACAAGTATGGGACTGACTCAAGATGAAGCTGCAAAAATGTCAATGTCTCTAGTTGGTTTAGCGGGAGATTTATCAAGTTTTAAAAATATTGATATAAAGCAAGCAGAACAAGCACTTAATGGAATATTTACAGGAGAAACTGAAAGTCTAAAAATGCTAGGCATAGTTATGACTGATACAAACCTACAACAATATGCATATAGTAAAGGTATTGATAAGAAAACTCAAAGTATGACAGAATCAGAAAAGGTGCAGTTAAGATATAACTATGTTTTAGAAAAGACAAAGAATGCTCATGGAGATTTTGAACGCACAGGTGCTGGAGCTGCTAATCAAATGAGAGTATTCCAAGAAAGTTTAAAAGAATTGGGAGCAACAATGGGGCAAAATTTACTGCCAGTTATTACACCAATAATTACTAAGATAAATGAATGGATACAAGCTTTTGGGAATTTAGATCCTAGTGTACAGAAAATAATAATTGTAATTGCAGCTTTAGCTGCAGCAGTAGGACCAGTACTTTCTTTGGTGGGGAATGTAATAACTGTTGGTGGTTCTATAATAAGTGTATTTGGAAGTATAAGTTCAGCTATTGGAGCAGCAGGAGGTGCAATGGCAGTATTGACGGGACCAGTTGGAATTGCTATTGCTGTAATTACTGGATTAATTGCTATAGGAATAGCTCTGTATAGTAATTGGGATACGATAAAAGTCAAGGCACAAGAATTATGGAATAGTATAGTTTCAACTTTTAATAATATAAAAGAATCTATTTCTATAGCATGGGAAAATGTTAAATCAGCTACAGTAAATGCATGGGAGAACTTGAAGAATACAATAAATTCAGGACTAGAAAATATAAAAAACTTTTTGGAGCCAGCTTTAGAATTTTATAAAACAATCTTTCAAAATGCATGGGATATTATAAAGAATATTGTTTTAGGTGCCATACTTATAGTTCTAGATATAGTTACAGGAAATTTTACAAAATTAAAAACTGATATAGAAAATATATGGAATAATATAAAATCTTCATTAACCAATATATTTGAAGCTATAAAAAATGTAGCAGTAAACGCTTGGACTAAGTTAAAGGAAACTGTAGTAAATCTTTGTAATAATATAAAAGAAAGTGTGATCAATATATGGAATGCTATATTAACTTGGTTTTCAGAACTTCCTACTAAACTATATAATTATGGATCAAGCATGTTCATAAAAATGAAAGATGGAATATCAAGTACAATAGGGAATGTTAAGACTACTATAGAAACAGGAATTAACAGTGCTTTAAAGTTTCTAGCTAGTCTACCAAGTAAGGCATGGGAATATGGTGCAGATTTTATTAATGGCATAGTTAGAGGAATTAAATCATCTATTGGAAAAGTAAAAGATGCAGTAAGTGATGTTGCAGATACAATAAGAAGTTATCTGCATTTTTCAGTTCCAGATGTAGGGCCACTTACTGATTATGAAAGCTGGATGCCAGATTTTATGTCAGGACTTGCTGATGGGATAAATAAAAGTAAAAGTGTAGTTACTGATTCTATAAACAAATTATCTTTAGATATGAATGTAAGTACCAGGTTAGAAAATACATCAGCAAAGAACATTAGTAATTCAAGAGAAAATAAAGAATCTAATAGTACAAATGGATTTGTAATTAAAATAGAAAATTTTATTAATAATACAGAAAAGGATATAGAGCAGCTTGCTTATGAATTAGAATTTTATAGGCAGCGAATTACTATGGGAAGAGGTGAAGTATAGATGTTTAGTTTTAATTTTAGAGGTAAAAATAGCTTTTCAGATTATGGGATATATATTTCTAAAAGACCATCTATACCATCACCAGAAAGAAGAATAACAAATGTTGTTATTCCAGGTAAGAGTTCAAGTTTTAGATTTGATGAAAATACGTATGAAGATATTACTATTAGAGTTGAGTGTTCAATTAAAGATTCAATATTGCCAGATAAAATAGATGAAATAAAAAAATGGTTATTATCATATGGAGAAAGTGATTTGATTTTTAGTAATCAAAATAATAAAAAATATATTGCACAAGTAGTTAATGTAATAGATTTTACACAAGTTTTAAAGTATATTTCACAATTTGTTATAGTTTTTAATTGCAGGCCTTTTAAGTATGAAACTGAAAGTAACATTATTGAGATGATAGGACACGAAAGCATAATAAATCCAGGAAGTATATATTCAGAACCCGTAATTAATATATTCTGCAGTGGGGATATTAGTTTTACTATTAATTCAGAAATTATAAAGCTAAAAGATATTAAAGACAATATTATTTTAGATACAGTTCAACAAAATTGTTATAACGAAGCAATAGATAATTTAAATAATAAGATGAGTGGTGAATTTCCTATTTTAGAAGTAGGCGAAAATAACATATCATGGACAGGAGTAGTTTCCAAGGTGGAAGTAATTCCAAATTGGAGGTGGCTATAATTGATATGCATATATGATAAGAAAAACATTAAAGGTAATTTTGATAATAATGGACTTGGAGTTTTAAATGAATTAATTGTAGCTGAAGTTACAGAAGAGTTAAATGGTCAATATTATTTAGAAATTGAATATCCAGCAAACTCAAAGAAATCCATATACTTTAAAGAGTTTAACATAATAAAAGCTGATGAACAGCTATTTAGAATTTATAAAGTTGAAAAGGTACAAGATATAGATAAAAGAATAAAGGTATATGCAAATCATATATACTATGATTTAGCTAATTATTTTATTGAGGATGAAAGACCAACAAATGCTTCGGTAAAAACAGCAATGCAAAAAGCTATGATAAGTGATTTATCTACAATATATGCTGTTGATAGTGATATTGTTATTGCTAATACTTTATATATGGTAGAGATGAGTCCTGCTGAAGCTATGTTTAAGATAATAGATAGATGGGGACAAGGCGAATTAATTAGAGATAATTATGATATAAAAATACTAAAGCAGAGGGGAAAAGATAACGGTGTACTTATCAAATATGGTAAGAATATTAATGGGTTAAAAATAACTATAGATACTACTAATGTGGTTACAAAATTATATCCTAAAGGAGCTAATGGAATAAAGCTTACTGAAAAGTATATTAATGTACTCAATTGGGATAGCGACTTATACCCACCATTTCCTATAATAAAAAAGGTTGAATTAAAGGAAGCAGCAGATGAAGTTACATTAAGAAAAATGGCAACAGAGTTAGCTGAAACAATAGGATTAAGTTCAATTAACATACAAGTTGATTTTATTGAATTAAGTAAAAGTAGTGAGTATTCAAAATTTAAAGATTTAGAGAAAGTAAATATAGGTGATATTGTAACTGTTAGACATAGAGAGTTTAATATTGATGTTAAAGTGAAAGTTATAAAAGTAAAAAGAGATTTACTTACCGGCATAAATACAAAAGTAGAATTAGGACAGCCATTAGGTAATTTTTTGAAATCAATAGATCCATCAGCAATAATAAAAACAGCTACAGATGAGTTAGGGAATCAAGTTGCTAAGGTATTAACTTCTATGATGTACTACGCCAATCCAATAATACTAAATATTAGTAATACAGAAATTCAGCCTATGTATTTAGGAGTAAGTGCAGTAGCAAATACTAATTTATCTTTAAATTTAGCAATAAGCTGTAATGCAAGTAGTGAATGTACTTTGACAATTAAGATAGAGTTAGATAATGTTGAAATACTATTTAAGCCTAAACAAAAACTCAAGCAAGGGGATAATGTCATAGGAATACCTTTAGGAATACCACAAGTAATTTCAGGAGCACACTATATAGGAATATATTTAAAGACAGATACAGGAACAGTAACAATACCTATATATAATATGCAATGTATGATAGATGGAAGAAATCTTCAAGGTGGATTAAGTGCAGAACCAGCTCATGCAGAGTGCTTTGAAAAGCTAGAAGTTCTGGATATTAATAAGCTATATATTAATAAAGTTAATCATTATTTTAGAGGTATCAACTTACAAGAGACAAGTACAAAGTTATTTACTACCAGCATAGGTTTCAATACCACAGAAATAATTGGAGAAAAGGAAATATTAACAGAAGTAAATATATCTATGAAGTAAATATAAGAGGAGGTGCCAGAATGAAATGTAGAGAGAGTTTAGCATATAGCAGAGATTTTATAAATGGGACAAATACTGAAATATTAAAAAAGAAAGCAATTTTACCTTATACCGGAACAGCGACAATAAAATTATTTGATTCATTAACGGGAAAGCAAACATATGAAGCTAAAAGTGAAAATAGAATATCAGCGGTTTTTGGTAATATAGCTTATGTTGAAGGTTTTTATTATCCAATCCTTGATAATAAATTAAATAATACTTTATATAGCATATATACATCATTACCTTTTAGAATGATAGCACTTACAACAGGAGATATCACAGAAGATCAATATGATTATTTTTCATGGGGAAGCCTTGTAGGACATGCGGATTGTCTTACTCCTTATAGTGGAAGTGATAATTTACGAGGAACCGTAAATCAATCAGAAACTATAAGAACAATAGATACTATGCACTATGTTATAGACTTTCCAACAAATGCATCAAACGGAACATTTAGAAGTATATATTGGTCAGGAGGAGTTCCAGTTAATACACCTACAAATCCAAAATTGAATTACACGTATACTAAACAGACTTTAGAAAAAGGTACTTATGGTACTTCTTTACCTAATTATAATATATGTACAGATGAAACCAATCTTTATGTACTGAAGGTTAGCTCAACAACTATATATGTATATGACAAGATAACTTATGAGAAGAAGAGTAATATAACCCTATCAGATACATCAATAGCTATAACATATGATGGAGTGAACTTTTGGAGTTTATTAAGTACTGGGGCATTTAAAAAGTTTGATAGAGATTTTAATGTTTTAAATACCTATTTAAAAAGTAGTGTGATAACCAATGATATACCACGTTCGTTACAGTTTTTTGATATAGCAGTAGATGAAGCAAGTATTTATATATCTTATGGTGGGTATAAGGAAGCTTCAGGGAACTTAGCAAAAGGGTGCATAGCTAAATACGATAAAGATGGAACATTTAGAGAAAAATCAGATATATATCAAGAATATATTTATAGTTTTCCTATAACAAAGATAACTAATAATAAATTTATAGTAGTTATAAATAATAGTTTAAGTATGCAGCTAAATGATGATTTAAGTGTATATGGTAATTTAAATTCAAACTTAAAAGATTATAAAAGTATAGCATGGGATAATAGCACATCAACAATATTCACATACACTAGTAATTCCTATGGGGAATTAAAGCAAGAATATATAATACCAGCTTCAGCACATACGCTTTTACCAGAAACAGTGACAAAAGTACCTACTAATACTATGAAAATACAATATGATTTTACATGTGAGTATGTTGAAGCGTTAAGGATGCCAAAGCATTAAATTGAATAACTATGGAGGGAAAAGAGAATGAAAAATATTATTAATACATTTCAATTAATATTTACTACTATTGGAGTATATTTTGGATGGCTTTTAGGAGGATGTGATGGATTTATGTATGCACTGATTACCTTTGTTATAATTGATTATTTAACAGGCTTAATGGTAGCTGTGCTGGAAAGAAAGCTATCTAGTGAAGTTGGATTTAGAGGTATTTTTAAAAAAGTATTAATTTTTACTTTTGTAGGGATAGGAAATATAATAGATGTTCATTTGCTCAAAAATGGTAGTGCGATTCGTACTGCTGTTATTTTTTTCTACATTTCCAATGAAGGGATAAGCATTATAGAGAATTCAGCTAAGATAGGTTTACCAATACCACAAAAGTTAAAAGATATTTTAGGGCAGTTGAATAGGGAGGCTAAGGATGATGAATAGATTATGTTTTGACTATGGACATGGTGGAGAAGATCCAGGGGCTTGCTACAATGGAAGAAAGGAAAGTAATGACGTATTGATTATAGGCAGAGCAGTAGCAGGAGAGATAAGAAGACATGGTGTAACAGTTGATGAAACAAGAATTTCAGATACTACAGTAAGTCTTACTAATAGAAGTGCTTTTGAAAATAAGAATACTTATGATTACTTTATATCATTTCATAGAAATGCTTATAAACCTGAAAAAGCAGAAGGTGTTGAAGTTTACACATATTTAAATGCAGGAGTAAAAGCTAAAAGACTAGCTCAGGTGGTACAAAAATCACTATTAGCTTTAGGATTTACAGATAGAGGAATAAAGGAAGTTAATTATTATGTATTAAGAGAAACAAAAGCACCAGCTGTATTAATTGAAATAGGCTTTATTGATAATTCAAAAGATAATAATTTGTTTGATAGTAAGAAAAACGAAATAATTAAAGCTCTTTCAAAAGCTATATTAACTGAATTAGGAATAGTTTATAAAGAAGAATCTGTTAGTAATTTTAGTGATGATAAAACATTATATAGAGTTATGGCAGGTTCTTTTTTTAATAGGAAAAATGCAGAAGAACAAGTTAAAAAACTTAAAAGAGCTGGATTTGATGTGACAATTATGAGAATAAATGAGTAAAGTATGAAGGCGATTTACTTATATAAATTTTAGAATGATATATAATCATAATTTTATATTGGTCCAGTTTAGGAGGGGGTACATGACTAATAATGAAAAAGAGAAAGTAAAGATTTTAAGAGAAAAAGGATATAGTTATTCCAAGATAGCAATAGTATTAGATATATCAGAAAACACAATAAAAGCTTTTTGTAGGCGTAATAATTTAGGTGGTATAAAAGGAATTCAAGCAAAAGAGAATAGAGAAAAAAATGAAAAATGCAAGCAGTGTGGGAGTGAATTAACACAAAGCATTAAAGGAAAAAGAAAAAAATTTTGTTCAGATAAATGTAGAAGACAATGGTGGAAAGAACATGATTTTTGTATTGATAGAAAAGCTTATTATAAATTAACTTGTGAGAGATGTGGAAAACATTTTGAAAGTTATGGGAATAAAAATAGAAAATATTGTAGTCATAATTGTTATATTAATAATCGTTTTGGTAAAGGGGATAGAGGAGATGAACGAGCAACAGTTTGAACGTGAAAAAAATTATAGAGTGGCTTTAGCGATTACAAAAGTAATGCTTTCGAAAGATATAATAGATAAAAAAGATTTCAAAATAATAAATAAGATGTTAATTAAAAAATTTGAACCTGTAATTGGTGCTTTATAACTTGATATATTCAAGATGTAGAGCTAACATTGACACCAGGAAGGAGCAATTTTTTATGGAGAGAACTATAAAAGTGATACAATCAGGAACTGTAAAAATGCCTACAAAAAAGAGAGTTGCAGCTTATGCAAGAGTATCAAGTGGAAAGGATGCAATGCTCCATTCACTTTCAGCACAGGTAAGTTATTATAGTAATATGATTCAACAAAAGAATGAATGGAGTTACGTAGGGATTTATTCAGATGAAGCTGTTACAGGAACTAAAGATAGGAGAGTAGAATTTAATAGACTTATTCAAGATTGTAGAGATGGAAAAATTGATATGATTATAACAAAATCAATTTCTAGGTTTGCCAGAAATACAGTAACAATGTTAGAAGTAATAAGGGAATTAAAAAATATAAATGTAGATGTTTATTTTGAAAAAGAGAATATCCATAGTATCAGCGGGGATGGTGAGTTAATGCTTACTATCCTCGCTTCTTTTGCTCAAGAAGAAAGTAGATCAGTAAGTGAAAATTGTAAATGGAGAATTAGAAAAGGCTTTGAGCAAGGAGAACTTATAAATTTAAGATTTCTTTATGGGTATAGAATTAATAAAGGAAAAATTGAAATTTATGAAAAAGAAGCGGAAATAGTAAGAATGATTTTTGATGATTATTTAAATGGAGAAGGTTGTACACGAATTGCTAATAAACTTAGAAAAATGAATGTAGATAAATTAAGAGGTGGTATGTGGAATTCAGAAAGAGTTGTAGATATTATAAAAAATGAAAAGTATACAGGAAATGCCTTACTTCAGAAGAAATATGTTAAGGATCATTTAAGTAAGAAATTAGTTAGGAATAAAGGGATTCTTACACAATACTATGCAGAAGGTACACATCCAGCAATTATTGATATAAAAACATTTGAAACTGCTCGAAAAATAATGGAAGCTAATAGAACTAAATTTCAAGGAAAGTGTGGAAGTAATGGATATCTATTTACATCAAAAATAGAGTGTGGAATATGCGGTAAAAATTATAGGCATAAAGATAGAGAAGGAAAAAGTACTTGGGTATGTGCAAATCATCTTAAATATGGGAATAGCAGATGCATAGCAAAACCTTTAAATGAAGAAAAATTAAAAAAATTAATTAATGAAGCATTAGAATTAAAATATTTTGATGAAGAGATATTTATAAGAAACATAGAAAGAATTAAAGTTACAGGAAATCAAACAATAGAATTTATTTTAAAAGATGGCAAAGTAATTGAGGAGGGGATGATTTAAATGGCAATAGCAAGAAAGGTTACTGTAATACCTGCAGTTGAAGTTTTTATTCCAACCAATATAGAAAGTAATTCAAGATTAAAAAGAGTAGCAGCTTATGCAAGAGTATCTACAGAAAATGAAGAGCAACTTTCAAGTTATGAAGCCCAAGTAGATCATTATACAAGATATATTAAAGCAAATGCTGAATGGGAGTTTGTAGAGGTATATGCTGATGAAGGAATATCTGCTACAAGTACTAAAAAGCGAGATGGATTTAATAGAATGATTACAGATGCTTTAGAAAGAAAAATAGATTTAATAATCACAAAATCAGTATCAAGATTTGCAAGAAATACTGTTGATACACTTACTACTGTCAGAAAGTTAAAAGATAAAGGTGTAGAAGTATATTTTGAAAAAGAGAACATCTACACATTAGATAGCAAAGGAGAATTATTAATTACCATAATGTCAAGTTTGGCACAAGAAGAATCTAGGTCTATTTCAGAAAATGTTACTTGGGGACAGCGTAAGAGATTTGCTGATGGTAAAGTGAGTTTACCATATAAACAATTTTTAGGATATGAAAAAGGTGAGGATGGATTACCGAGGATAGTTGAGTCAGAAGCTAAAACAATAAGATTAATATATAAATTATTCTTAGAGGGTAAAGCTACTTCATGGATAGCAAAATATTTAACAGAACATAAGATATCATCGCCAGCAGGAAAAGATAAATGGCAAGAAACCACAGTTAGAAGTATTCTTAAGAATGAAAAATATAAAGGAGATGCAATTCTTCAAAAGAGCTTTACAGTAGATTTTCTTACAAAGAAAAAGAAAACAAATGAAGGCGAAATCCCACAGTATTATGTTGAAAATAGCCATCCTGCAATAATTACTCCAGAGGTATTTGATTTAGTTCAACAGGAGATTAAAAAACGAAAAAATACTAAGGGATATAAAACAGGAGGCGGATGTTTTTCTGGAAAGGTAGTGTGTGGTGAATGTGGTAGCTTTTACGGGAATAAGGTTTGGCATTCAACCAGTAAATATAGAAGGGTTATATGGCAATGCAATTCTAAGTTTAAGAATACTGAGAAGTGCAATACACCTCACATTTATGAGGATAAATTAAAGAAAGCATTTATTGGAGCATTTAATAGCATACTTAAAAATAAGGATGAAATTTTACAAGGATATGAAGCTATAATTCAAGATTTAACAGATACTTCAAAACTTGATAAAGAAAGTGCTAAGCTTCAAAGTGAAATGGAGATAGTTACTGAAATGCTTAGGAAATGTGTAGAGGAAAATGCTAATAGTGTTTTAAATCAAATAGAATATGAAGAAAGATATAATGCTTTAGCGCAAAGATATCAAAGTATTAAAGATAAGCTGGAAGGAATAGAAGAAAAGAGACTAGAGAAGAGTGCTAAGCATGAAAGGATTTTAGTATTTATAAAGGAACTTAATCAAAGAGAAATTTTGGTTACAGAGTTTGATGAGGAACTTTGGAATGGCAGTGTTGAGAAGGTAGTAGTAAATGTAGAAGATCAAATAACTTTTATATTTAAAGATGGTATGGAGATAGATTGTAATATATAGATAATTATGAGTGCCAAGTAAAGAAAAAATTATCCTCATTAGTGATTTTTGTATTTTAAAGTCAATAATTTTAACATTTTATCCATCTAAATTGTAAAATGTGGGATTTTATAGTATATTTATATTTATAAAATTCTCAAACAATAGCTTAATATATTTTGAAAAAGTAATGTAGCTTAGTGATAGCAAGAGTTATAGAAGAAAATCCATGGAACAGCAAAATTAGATATAGATTGAGCTATTCAAAGGAATGCTGAAAAGTGAGAAGACGGTTGGGTTAAAAATGGGGAATATAAAAATTTGAGAAATTAAGGAGGTTGGGTACATGAGCATTGATTCTAAAAAGTTTAATGAAATACATAGAAAATTTAAAAATAGAATTAGTGACGACACATACAAAAGTTTAGAAAATTTGTATAACATAGTTGTTGGGCAAGAAACATCATCAGCTAGGTTGAATTTATTAAAAAAAAAGCCAGAAGATAAACAATCACCAGACAGTAAAATGAAAAAATCTATTTATTATACAAGGTGGTGTTCAATGATTGCAAGCTTATTAGTAGAATATGAACATTATGATGATGGAATGGTAAAAGATGTGATTGACTATTATATTAACAATAACTGTATGCAGGAAATGAATAATATTGGTTTGGGTTGGTATTATGATGTGAAATATAAAAAGAATACAGCAACTTTGTATAGTGTTGGTTATGGAAGCAATAGTAATTGGATTGAGTGGCTTCAAAAGAAAAGTGCGAAAAACAATCAGATTAAGGAAAATGGAATTCAACTGGTTTTTACAGCTTGTAAGGAACATATCAATCGTGGTGGCAATATAAGGTTAAAATCATTATCTAAGTGCTTTGGTGTTGATTTGTTTAAATATATGCAGCTTGACAATAACTGTAATGCAAATTTGTATATTATAAAAGATGCACCTGTCAATTTTGTTAAGAATAATGAAAAGGAAGTCTCATTACAAGAATACTTATTATCTGATGACATATTTGATGTAAATAATAAACCACAATTTTGTTTGGACTTCAGTCATCCCAGAAATAAAAAGGCTGAAAATTATAATAATTGGTCAAATAGATTTCTGCAAAATAACAAATATATTTCGCAAGCAGAATTTAATGAAAAGAAGAAAAATTATGGTATAGAAAGCGAACAATGGGATTACATTCTTCTTGAGTGGTTAAAACAAGAGCATACACAAGGCGGCGAGAAAGGAATTAGTTCAAGGATTAGTCCGATTGCTGATAAAGAAGTAATTGCAAGTGATACTTTATGGAGTATTGAAAATTATAATCCAAGTTTAAAGAAAGAGGATATTCTTCCTGGAAAATGTTATCATTTTACATTTAATAGTACAGAGTATTGTCAACTGATTTTTAACTATTTTAAGATGTATGCTGAAAATCATTATAAACAGGGATTTAGGACAAACTATAATTCAGCAATTGATTTTGAAAAAGACAATATAAGCAAGATACTATCAAATCTTGAAAAAGAACAAAAGAAGTTTGATAATTTGACTGGAGCACAGTTTCAAAATGAAGAAATGGAAAAGATGAAAAAACAGTATGATGATAATAAAAATTTGATTAGAATTTGTAGTTCATATGAAGAGTTTTTAAAAAATATTTTTATAGAAGAGACTCCTATAAAAATACAATTAGCGCTCTCGTTTATTGACTGGACCTCAGAAAAAATACCAAAAAACTGGTCAATGAATAATATTTATACTGTAAAAAACAATAATGAGGAAAACTTAAAAATAAACTTGTATAAGTGTATTTGCAAAAGAGCAGCATTAATGGGGGATTAGTCATGGAAAATAACAAAATGGTTTCATTTAATGATATAATGAGTGATTGCTTTAATAGTTATGATGTCTATATACCGCTTATTCAACGAAATTATAAATGGGATACAGTGACATCTTCAAAATTAGCTGTAGATTTATGGAGCGCATTCAAAAAAGAACAAACAACATATACTGTTGGTATGATTACATTTTACAAAGAACCGGAAGATATTAATCATACCAAAAAAATGCAATTAATAGATGGACAGCAGCGTATCATTACTTTGTTTATGCTGTTGAAATTTATAATGCCTGATGAAGAGTATTTCTCCTTTGGTTTTGAAAGAGATGATGGGATCAAAGAAACTAAAATTAAGAGAAAAAGCTATTTAACCAATATTGCATCTTCGAATTCTTGGGAAGAAAAGGAGATGTATACTGACTTAATTAGATTCAAAAATAATTATGAAGCAATAAAAACAGCGTTAGAAACTGCAGAACCAAATGCTTATGAAACTGGATATGCAAATAAATTTGCAGACTATATAAGAAAAAATGTATATTTTCTAATGCATATTTCTGAAGCGGAACCATTTGATGAGTTCATAAATCTAAATAAAAATAAAACACGCTTTGTTATTTCAGATAGGATTAAAGCAAATTTAATTATAGATTCCAAAGAGAAAAATAATAAAGAGAAAGTTTTGAATCTTTTTAAAAATTTATCAGAAATTTTATTTTCAAAGAAAGATGTCTGGGAACTAGTGCAGCAAGGATATTGTGAAACTAATATACCGAAAAAGGATGAAAAACGAGAAAAAAATAAACATTATCCCGATGAGAATCGATTAAAGCTGTTATGTTGTGAGCGTTATGGAAGTGATGAATTCGATGTGAGTAGTACATTGGGTTATGAGCCTGAAAAGGAGTTTGGTTTTCTAATTCAGTATAACGATATTTTATCTACATTATGGGAGGATATAAGTAACCAAAACTGGAATAGTTATAATGCTTTTAATTGCTTACATAAATTGAATAATGAACTTCGTTTTTTTGGTATGTTGAAAGAAAAAAAAGAAAATACTCAGGGCAGATTAGAAGGATATCTTTTGAATGAATGTAAAAATATGAAAGAACCATTTGCGAAAGCCTGTTTTATTGAATCCCAATTGGGGAATGAAAAACTTTCTTTTGATTATATTGATAATCACAAAAATATCTGTGAAGAATTTAATAATGGTAATACACATAAATTCTGGCTGAATAATGGTATAGATGAATTTGAAATATTTATGCAAATATATTCTGCCTACATTGATGAAAAATACAATAATAAGGAGTGATTTTATGGGAACGGAAACAGAACACGTGTCTTTGAGTCAGATTCTCAATAATTTTAATAAAATCATTATTCCAGATGTTCAGCGGGACTATGTTATGGGAAGTGGTGGTGAGAAGCTTATAAAACTTCTGACTGTGATGGCAGAGAGTAATGAAAAAAATGAAAAGTTTAACTTTAGCTGTCTTGTTGGTTATAAAGACAAAGATAATAATCTTTATATTTATGATGGACAACAACGTTTGGCAACGCTTGTTTGTCTTTGCTCTTATTTGAACAACGATACAGAACTAAAGAATTTACTTAAAAAATTTTCTTTTACAAAGCGTGAGGTGGCTAATGATTGGTTAAGTAACCCAAAAAAAATCAAAGAAAATGATGTGGTTGATTTCACTACATATTCATTAGCTCAATTAATTAAAGAATTTAATACTCAACAGATTAGAATAAATTATAGTACATATAAATTATCCGACAAAATAACATTCAAGTTCCTTTTTGAAGAAATGCTTTTTGATATTGTTTTTGTTAATGAAATAAGTGATGCTCAACAGTTTTTTTTGGATATAAATGATGGATTAGATCTTAAATCCTATGAAATATATAAAGCAGAACTTTATCATCATGCTTATAAGGTCCTAGGTAAAGAAGCATTTAAAAGTTTTGCGTTAAAAATGGAGAATGAATGGCTTAAATTCTTTTTGCCTTATAAGTATCATGAAAAAAAATGGGTTAATGGTGTTTATAAAGATGTAGTTATATGCGAAGAGGAGATGTTGATATTTTTCTTGCAGTATTGTTTTCGAATGATGTGGATAGAAGAAAAAGGAAGTGACAATGAGTTCGAATCAGTAAATGTCCGTTGGCTGAAAAAAGAGCATTTAGAACAAGTTGAACAAATTATAGATGCTATTATTAATGTAACAAAAGATGCTTCTGTATCCGATATTTCTTGTATTAATTATTCATACAATAAATCGAAAGGACAACATTGGAATATTAATGATAAAAACTATATTGCAATGCTAAAAGTTTTTTTGAAAAATCTCTATAACACAGAGGAAACAAATAAGGATGTTATTATATGGTGTTATATAGAAAAGTTGCCGTTTATTAACCAAAATAAAAATTGGATAGGTTATAATAAATTATATGAATACCTTCGATTTGTAAAAAAATTATTAAATAATAATAGAAAAGTATGTAATAATGCTGATATATATTTTCGTGATTGGGGCGTTGATAGTAAGGAGATTGTTTATGCCAGATACTATGTGCAAGGAGTGCCTCAATATTATACTAAATGTGAGAAAGAAAAATGTGATGAGAATACATTATTTTTTTTCAATACAATAATAGTTTTAAATAAGATATTCGCGCTAAATGGGAATAAAAATTTTCTGGATGTTTATTTACTAGAGTGTAAAAATGATTCATTAAAAAGCATTTTAAAAAAAGAGCAACAGAAACAAAATTCTCAGCAGAAAGAATGCATCGAAAAGTACGAAAACTTACCATTTATAAATGGATTAGTAGATAATTTTCTAACTTACAGAGATGAAACATGCCAGTTAAACGATTGGGTTAAGAATGACTCTACAATTAGTAGAATTCGTTATTCAAATGAAGAATATCAATATAAGCCTATTCTCGAGTATATATCTAAGAATAAAATTGATATTAAGAACTTCATTTTTTCTAATATTGATATATCGTGGCATAATTATTGTGGAACTAAACATAGCGCTAAAGGTTCGCTTATACCTCGAACCTGGTGTGATTTCTTTACTAATGAAAATGGAATAAGCTTTTATGATGAGATGACAAATAATAGTTTTGATTATTTACCGGGTTTACCGGATGGTTGGATTTCTGATAAAAAAATTTTTCAACCTGAGGATGATGCATATAGTGAACATGGAAAAGGATTCGCAGCCCATTCAAAAACACATTCTGTTTGGGATATGAATAATTTTTGTGGAAATTTTAGATGGATTTGTAAATATGGGCCAGAAAAATATATAATAGATGGAAAAGAAGAAAAATCGTTACCAGAGTATTTAAAAAGTTATAATGGGGACAATTGGATAACAGACAAGTTAAGTGATACTGAAAGGGTATTCTTTTCTGAAGAAACATACTTAAATGAAATATTGTTGCATAAGTTCAAGAATTTTATAGAGAATAATGGAGAAGATGCTGATTCATATTTAAAGGAAAATAAAAATAAAATGCAGTTTAAAGAAATGAACAATAATAAATTTTTCATCAAATTGAAAGAAATTTAGTCGACTTACACAATGAATATAGATATCAGAATTGAAATTTGTAAAAGTTTTAAAAAAGAGATGATAATGTCATCTGTGGATATGTTACTGAGAACGGAAAAACGCTTCAAAATTATTAAAAAAGCAATGATATGTTCCCATAAACGAGAGTTGTCATTTGAGAGACCTCCTGTCCTCTAGGGCCAGCTAGTATTAGGAAATACATCAGTACGAGGTATGCACCTTTTAGCATAATTTATATATAATTTAGCGATATTAAAATAACTAAATTAAATTAAAAGGTCGCTAAATTGTATCAAAATCTAAGTCCTTAGACAAATAAGAACTAACAATGTGATACAATGGAAAAGCCTTGAAATGGCAGGCTTGACCATTGTTTTTGCTTTTTATGGAGAAATTTTAAGTGGTATATTTCAGCCACTTTTTTATATTTTGTGTATTTATGCACACCCCTT